CTCTTGATAAGAATGTATTTCTTGTAGCAGCTGTATTTTGTTCAAACAATAAGTTATTAGCTACTTGAGAAATATAACTCTTAAGAGCAACCAACAAGCGACGAACATTTACACGATCTAAAGCTGATGCTTCTGTTTGTAATGTCTTTTGTCCATATACTACAGGTATATTATTAAGAGTAGCAATTGGATTAACTTTTTTACTATATAAATTATCTCTATCATTTTGAGATAATTTTAATTTAGCTTTACTAACTAAAGTTAAACCACCACGATTAATACCTGCTGGTGCGAACCATGGTGCAGCTAAACTATCATTTTTAGCATATACACCACCAATCACTGTTGAAGCTGGTACGTAAACTAAAGCGCTTGTATCTGGGTCACGAAGTTGAACCCATGGCCAGTACGCTGCAGCATATGATGTGTTTTTATTTGAGGCAGCTGATGTTACTACAGCTGTAGAATCAATATCAAATGGTACTAAGTCTAATACAAATATATTATCTCCTCTGTTTTCAGTATTACTAATAATAGAAGAAATTTGAGAAGAGTTTTCTTGACTTGTTAAACCAGGAGTTAATAATACATTAAATTTATAGTTATCAGTATTAGCTAATAAATTAATCATATTATTATAATCTGATCCTGCAACTCCTTGAGTATTAGGGGCAGCGGTAATAATTTGATCATAAAATTTAGCATTAGATCCTATAGTTCCAGTAGCGCTACCAAATGATCCACTACTATTAATTGGAATAGAAGCGGTATATTGTGCTTTAGCTGTACCGTTATTATCAAAATAATTAGGGGTTGGGGAAGTAACTGAGCTAACTCTAACATATCTTGAATTGTTTTCATTTTGACCAGTTGACAAGATTTGATTAGAAGTCACATCATAATATGGGACTGAGTCTCCAATTTGTTTAGATATATAGTTTTCAGCTAATGGGTCTAATGATATATTAGTCCATGTTTCTAAAGGTGGTTTATTAATATTATTATCATTACCTTGACGAATTACTAATGTAAATGTTCCAGAAGAAGTATTAGAGCTTATTATCTGCCATCTGATGTTATCAGCTGATCCACTAATTAATGCTCCGTTTGAGTCTTCTGATCCACTGTTGTTCATAATAATACCTTTTGATAAGGTAGCTAATACAAAAGCGTTACTACCAATTCCATCTACACCTCCAGCTAATGTTGCTTGGGTTGAGAATGATGAAACTGATCCTGTTTGGAATGTATATCCGTTATAAACTGATCCAGATGCTGAACCAGATAATATTAATGTAGTTGTACTAGTTGTAGCGGTTACACCTAAAGCTGTTACACTAGATATTTTAGTTGCTAAGTTAGATATAGTTGTTGCTAAAGCTCCACTAGCAAAGAAATATAATTTTCCATCTGTATCATCTTGGTAGTTACCAGAAGCTGTAGGTAAAAATCTATAAGTATTTGAACTATTGTCTACAATTCTAAATTCAATACTAATTGGGTCCGCTAAAGCAGCTAATGCTTTTGAAGCAGTTGCAAATGCTCCTGGGGTTGCTGTTACAGTGTTAGTAATAGTAGAACTAGTAGCGGGTGTGAATGAACCACTAACTACTCTAGCTACTAATAATGATTCTCCTCCATTTTGAAAATAATTGTACGCTGCTATAGAAGTAAAGTAAGTGTAAACACTACTTCCACTAAGTAAGGATGTACCAAATTTATTTTTATAGTCACTATAAGAAGTGACAATTGTTGGAATTTCAACTGGTCCTTTTACAGTTGGGCCTATAATGGCTGTCCCTACTGCGACTGGACCTTGGGTGATTTGTGATTGATCATTTTCGATCGCTGATACACCTGGTGATATTAAGATCTCTGCCATGTTTTTATTTGTGTTTTGTTTTTATTATAAATATCTTAAAGGGTGTCAAAATCATATAGAACTAATAAATTCTCCTTTATCAATATCTATAGTTCCATTACCGTATTTTTGTTGAAGTCTATTGCTAAATTCTTCTTCTTCTTTTAACAATTTTAAAAAATCTTCTTTTGTTTTTAACTTTTGTTGCTCTATTTCAATACTAGTTAACTCATAAGCTCCTAATTGCTCTAAAGTTGATATTCTTGATAATCTAAAATTCTTTAACGATTGAATTTCTTCTTGTGATAAAACTTTTGTTTCCATAAATTATTTTATTATAAATATAACATTTTATGGGTTAAATGTATTAAACGCATTAGAAAAAGCAGGAGAAAAAGAATATAATACTGGTGGGAGTGGAGGTTGTGGAGGAGGTGGAGCAGGTGGATTATAGGTTCTTGGTGGACTAAATTTACCAATATTAGCTACAGTTTCAGAAGTAAAATTAATAGATGTTGGTCCATTAAATATCTTTATAGAATTAAGATCCTTTTGAAGAATATCAGGAATTATATGTCCGTTCATTTTTATAGTAAACGTACTTTTAACTATTCTTTCTTTTGCATCAGATAATTCAGTTGTAGAAGCAAATGAATCAATCATAGCTCTAAATTGAAAACGTTCTGGATCACCCCAATACGCATCAGAAGCATATTCTACCGATTCAATAATTCTATTTAACTGGTCCATGTAATAAGTAAATACAGCGCAACTATATGTTACTGTTACATAGTCTGGGATTACAACAGCGTAAAACTCTTTTTCAGGAACAATATCATTTAATATATTAAAATTACTGTAAGAGTTTCTGCTACTATATGGTTTTTTCATTACACCATAATTTACAGGAGAATTAGCGTCTAATTTATTAGCTATAGATCTTACTTTTTCTATATTATCTCTTTTAAACATTAAAAGAGGGGCCATTATTCTACCTTGTAAATCTCTATAGTACCCATCAGCTTGGAATGATTTCCACTTTTCAGGAGAACCATATATTATTGGTACAGGTATCCTTTCTCCATTTTGTATTACAGATGGTTTAATTACATTTTGAAAATAATACATTATAGCCCAGTCTAGATCTTCTATACTAACTGAAAATGGTTTTACTTCATCGTCTCTAAAGGAAGCTTTAAATTCTCTTTCTGGGGGAGTGTTGTTAGGATTTCCTATATATGGAAAACCTACTGCACCAGCAGGAGGTCTATATGGCTCTTGTAAAGAAATACTTATTTCTCTTTGAGTTTTAGGTATTGGTTTTTTTACTTCAGCCATTATAATCTTTGTTTAATAATATTAATACGATCTGCTGGTATATAGTGTGTTTCACATACTACACTTACATTATATCCAAAGTCTTGAAGATTTGGGTTTAATGGGTTTTGAGAATATGGATAATCAGGATCCTTACCAGCAAAGAATTGTTTAATGTTTGTATTATCAATTTCAAAATATGACTCTTGATATAAAATTACATCTCCAACTTCAGGATGAACATTAGCATCTACTAAATCATCTCTTAAAAATGCTACTTTAATACTCCAATCAAAATCAACACCGAATTCACTTGTAGGACTTGTATTATCCGCTACTGTAATTAAAGAGTTTAATAATACAGGTGGAAGGAAAAATTTACCTCCAGATGCTTCACCATACATATTTACTTTGTTTTTATCTAAAACATGTCGGTATAAGGCACATTGTTGAGTGACAATATCCCCTAACAACTCACGGTTGACTTTTCTAAACATTGAAATATCTCTTGCTCCTCCAAATAGTGCCATTATCCTATAAATATTGTCATTGGTACATTACTAATTTCTTGTCTTAGAAATTCACTTTCTTGTGAGCGTCTTTCTAATTGTGATTTTTTAGACATATCATCTAAATATAATCTTAATCTCTCTATTAACGCCGCTTTATCTGTTGTAGCTGAAGCTAATAAATCAGCTTGATTTAATGTCATGTTTTGGTCAGGAATAGGAACTGTAGAGTATTTTCCACGAACATATCCTAACATTTCTTTACATAACGCTAAACAATATTCATATATCCATTGTCTACCAACTGAGTTTATTAGACTATATGTTGGGTTACGGTATGGGGCATTAGAGGGATTTGTAACTATGTAATCACTTCCACTAGGTTGAATAATACTATTATTTATTCTTTCTGAGTCTTTAATATATTCAAACCATAAAAATCCTCCTCTAGCGTCTGAGTCTGATGGTACTGGGAATATTTTTATTTGATTATTTATAATATTAAATGTGTAAGCTGATAAACGAATTGTGTTACTTAATTCTATACCTTGAACTACAGCAGCGTCATACGCTACAGGCATCATTAAATATCCACCTCCATATCCTCCACCATACATTCCACCATATAAACCAGCAGCTGGAACTCCACCTAATCCCGCAAATCCTCCAAATGGAGCATACATTTGACTTACCGCTGGTAAGTTTTGGTAAAATACGGTTTTAATTTCAATTCCACCTTCTATACTTTGACTTACAGCCCATTCATTTAAATCATATTCTTGGACACCTGGTGTTAAAGCTAAAGCTCCACTATAATAAGTAACAGTCCCACCTACACCTGCTTCTGAAGCATACTGTTGTGATAAACGTATTACTGTGGACATATTAGGTAAGATAAGCGCGTTATTTACATTTGCATCGGCAGATGTACCCTCTAGTGATAACATATTATCTCGCACTTGATAAGCGTAGAGTTCGTTACCATATGTAGTAACTGCTTCTTCAAAAGCTGCGTAAAAGTTTAAATCTTGTAATTCAACTTCCATAATAGGATACCCTAATCGACGAGCAACAAATGTGGTTACTTTATCAGCGTCAATTTGAAATTGAAAATCATAGTCATAAAATCCAAATGGAGTATTTCCAGGGACAAATGAACTAGAACCAGGATATATAGGGATATTCATATTATGTAGTTGCTATAAAATATTCAATTTTAGATGATGAACCTGATGGTGATACAGATATATAATAAACATATTGGTCAAATACAAATACATCACTTCCAGGGCTTGATCCAGTAATAGCTGTGGTTGATAAGAAAAATGAATTACCAGGGGTTACAATAAATGATGTATTTTGTATATCATTTGTAGATATTCTTACTTGAATTGGGACTGATGATGATTTATTAGTTATCCTTCCATATTTAAAACTACCTGTAGAGAAAGTACCAGCATCTATATTAGATGGGTCAAAATAAAATAAAGGAGTATATGAACCTGTTGGGATATTTAATATTCTATTATCAATATTATTAACCCCAGTTATAGTTTGAGTAGTATATACTCCTCTATCATTACCATCTAAGGTTATTTTTTCATTAATTTGCACTGTTAAATCTGCCATTGTGTTTTAATAATAAATATTAATCTCTATAATCTGAGTATAGTTTAAGTATAGGTTCTACAATCTCATGACGATGATTTGTTTTTAATGTTATTACTTTTACTCCTTTAATATCTGCTTCTAAACGAGTAAAAAAACCAATACCACTATCTTTCTTTTGTTTTAAGTCTGTTTGAGTGATATCTCCACAAAATATCATTTTTCCACCTTTACCTAAACGACCTAATATCATTTCAGTTTGACCATGAGTAATATTTTGACATTCGTCTACTATTACTACCGCGTCTGGAAATGTTCTACCTCGCATAAATGCAAATGGTACAATTTCAATTTGACCATCTGCTACCATTTTTTCTATTTTAGTCTTATCATACAACATATGTAAGTTAGCATAAATAGGAGCTAACCATGGATCCATTTTTTCTTTTAAATCGCCTGGTAGGAAACCTATTTCTTCTTTCGCGACTGTAGGTCGTGTAATGATAATTCGTTCAATGTCTTTTCTAAACATTAAATCTAAAGCCACTTGACAGGCAACTAATGTTTTACCTGATCCAGCCATACCTTTTAATAACGTGACTGGATTGTCTAAGATGACTTGTTTTGCTTCTTTTTGTTCCTCGTTTAGTTGTATTTTAAAACTAATTGGATTTTTAGGCTTTCTTTTTTCTTTAAAGATGTTTTTTGCCTCCTCACTTCGATTGAAATCTGTCATGACTTATTATTTGTGTATAAATATCAACAAAAAAGCCCAGATTACTCTGGGCTTAATTGTTAGATATTATCTAAGGTTAGCTTATAGGGTGTTCAAACCAGCTACATATATCTTACCATAGAATTCAGGACGTAACATCTTCTTAGCAAAACGAGTCAACAATCCTTTACGTGGAGTGAAGGTGGTTGGATCGTAGATAAGAGGAGTCATGATTAACGGAATATATGGAGCAAATACAGCACCTGCTTCTAAGAATTGCTTACCACGGAAACCTACTAAGATAGTATTTTCTGTCATGTAAGGGTTTTTATAAACAGTGTAGCGACTGTTAAATTGACCAGCTTTTTGTACACCGAATGCATATTCCATATCTTCAGTACCGTTGCTATTAGCAGCAAATCCTGGGATTGATTCCAAGATAGTTGAAATAGTTGGAGATACTACTAAGAAATTTGCACCACCACGAAGGGTTAATTGGTGAATCTTGTTGCTAATCTTGTTAACTTTAGTACCTAAAGTTTGGAACCAAGCACCTTGAGTGTTATAGAAACCTAAACTCGCAGTTGGAGCTGAAGTAGCAGTAGCTGTAACGTTGTTAACGGCTGACCAATACTCAGTATTAATTGCAGGAACATCCTCAATCAACATATCTAATATTTCAAGATCAATCTCTAAAGAGATATACTCGCTCATAATGTTAGTTAATTCAGCTTCAGCATCTAAGTTTTGGTAAGCGTTTAAATCTTGTGCAAATTCAGGCGTCCATGCAGCTTTTAACTTTTTAGTTTTAGCAGTAATTGCTTGAGATTGCATAGAGATGTTAATCTCAGGAATAGCAGCGCCAATAGTAGTGTTGTTTAAAGAGTTAGGTACTGAAGTTGTTCCAGCAGCTGTATCTTCAAAGTCACCACGAGAGTTATCAGCAGTTTTCTTATTATAGAATATTACTGGGTTGATAGAACCTCCTGGATCTTGAGTACTACCAGTCAAATAAAATACTAAGTTAGTACCATCAAAAGTAGTGTAGTTAGATAATACGTTAGCTGGGGTTAAGTTTGTGGTATTAGAACCAGAAACTGTAAATGCTCTAACCCCATCTGGGTCTAAAGAAGCAGAAACAGCTCCTAATGAACCTAATGTTAACTTCCAAATATTACCAGAAGCTACAGAAGCAGATAAATCAGAATCATATCCTAAAGCTGCCCAAACTGAGTTAGCAACAGCAGCATAAGATTGAGTAAAATTAGAACCTGTAGTAATAGCAGCGTTAGAAGCTGAAAATTGGTTAGTAGTATAAGCGAAACGACCACCACCATATAAACCACCAGATACAGCAGTTGTAGCAAATGGGTAAGTACCACTTGGATTACGGTTACCATAAAGTGAGTTATTTGCACCAAATGGGTTCTTAGTAGTACCATATTGGAAATCTAAGAAGAATACAAGACCAGAAGGTAAGTTCATTGGTTGAACACTAACGAATTCTTTCGCAGAGATCTGTCCAAATACTTTACGTACTAATGGTAATGCAATTCCAGCCCAGTTTTCACCAGATGTACCAGAAGTGAATGTAGCTGAACCTCCGTTAACTTGTGAGGTTTCAATTACTAATTGCTTTGCTTGATTTTCCAACATCAAAGCCATGTTGTTTTTGTTTACGTCTTCGCCTAAACCTTCCAAAAGGCCGGTTTTGTTCCATTTGTTTGCTAATCTAGCAGCGTCACCTTGTAGTGACTTCCATGGATTTGCGGACTCGACTAATGATTGAATTGTGTTCATTTTTTTAAATCGGTTTTTGTTTTTATTAATTTTATTTTCTTAAACCAGCTAATCTTTGCATACGAGCAAATGCATCGTTTACTTCAATAATTGGTTGTTTTGTTTGAGATGGAGCGATACTTCTTGAAGCTGATCCTAGTGATTCTTTAATTGGTGCTTTCTTAGCTGTTGCTTTGAAAGATTCAGTTAATGTTTCGAATACTAATTTAACTTCTTTTACAGTTTCCGCTTTGTCAAACGTGTTTAAAACCTTTACTTTTTCTGATTCGGTAAGATTCTTAGCTTTGAAGATTTTGTTAGTGTAAAGTAACTTAGCGTTTAATAGATTAACTTCATTAAGTTCGTTTCTTAACTCATTGATAGTGTCTTCCATTTCTTTAGTGTCAGCTGTTTCATCCATTTCTTTAGTAGCTTCTTTCTTGCCTTTTAATATACCTCTTAAAAATGCAGATACGGCTAGTCCAGCAGGTAAACTTGCTACTATTGCCATTACAGCGTCTTTACTGATGTTTAGAAAATCCGCAGCTTGAGATACTAGTTGTAAAGTTTGAGGGTCAGCAAACGTTGTTTCTTTTACTTCTTCTTTTTCGTCTTTCATAAGTTCGTTTAAAAGTTCATCTAATTCTACTTCTTCATCAACTTCGAAATATCCTTTGTTAGAAGTATCTTTAAATTTACCTTTTGCTTTTTCGCTATAGGCTTCATCTATTTCTTCTTCGTCTTCAATTTCGATTTCTTCTCCATCTAAATCTTCAACGTCTTCTAAGTCTTCTTCTTCACCTTCTCCAGGCATAAGCTTACCAGTTTCGATCATGTCATCAATAACTTTCATTACTAATTCTTCGATTTCTTCATCTGACATCTCTTCGAGCATTAGATCTTCATCGATTTTATCAGTATCATCAGTTTCTGATAACTCTGCAAGAATTTCATCTAAATTAAAAGATTCTTCTAATTCATCTGAATCTGTGTCAGTAGTGTTTTCTTTTAGCTCCTCTTCTTCGTCTTCCTCGTTTAATCTTTCAGCAAACATAGCTGTAAGTTGTGGAGTGAACGCTTCTTCAAGAGCGGCTTTTGCATTCGCGATAGCAGTTTCCTTAATGGTCTTAGCCTCAGCGATTGCTTCTTTGAGCATTTCTCTGTTCATTTTTTGTCCTCAATTAAATTGTTTTGGAAATACGTTTATTAAAAAACGTAATAGATTTTTTATTAATAGATACTACATATAGATTCAGGGGTAGCATATTTGAGCATACATATATATAGATCTATGTAAAGTCACTTTTTTATAAAAAGAAATGCCTCTCTTTCGAAAGGCATCAGTCCTAAAATACTATTTTAGGAGAGGTTAAAATATTGGGCATGTTCCATTAGCACAAAGTATCTCAGTGATAATAGAATTTGTTTTAATATATTTGTTATGTTGACTATTTTTAGATTCATTCATCATACCTTTTTCTTTCATGTATGATCCTGGATTTGAAGGAGTAGAAACAAAATCCCAACATAATAGTTCAAAATCATCTTGTACCTCCATTAAGTCACCCATTTGTTTTAATGAACCCATACCACGAGATGATACACCTACTGGTATTTTATTTTCAAATAATGCTCTTAAGATATTACCTGATGGTGTAGGTAGTAATTCAATAGCACCCATTACATTGTCTCCGTCCCACCAAATCTTCTTAATATTATGAGATACATTTTTTAAGTTAATAATAGAAGAGTCTGGGTGGTCTAATTCGCCTAATGCTCTGTTAGCATTAACATTTTCCATATACTTATCCATCTCACGCTCCCATAATTCTCTTGAGTAGTAACGACCATTACCATTTTTAACCTCACAAGTAGCTAAAATACCTTCAACAAGTGGATTACTTGTTGGTACAGTACCTTCAACTAATTTTAAAGGTTTAGCAGTGAAAAATTGGGTTTCTATTAATACTTGTTTCATATTAGTCTATATCACCAGTTTTTAATTTTTTCTTCCACTCTTTATCTAACTTTTTAAGATCTTCTTTTTTCTTTTTAGTTTCTTCTTTATCTTCTTTTTTATCTTCAGCTTCAGCTAATGATGGTTTAACAGCACTAATAGGAATTTCTTTATATATTGTTTTACCTTTTTTAATAGTATATGAAAAAGGTTGAGGTTCATCCTTATTTGTTTTTGCATGCATTGAAACAGCTATAATATCTACTTTTTCACCATCATATATTCCTACATCACCTGCTTTTAATGGTGGAGTTTCAGACATTACTTCTTTAATTAAAAATTGAATTTGAGAACGTAGTACTGATTCTTTTAAATCTTTAGATTTTGGTATATCACCATACCCTGATGACTTAAATTTACCTTTAGGTTCTTTTGGAGCTCCTAAACCAGGCACTTCAGTTGTATATCCTACTCCTTTTTCTCCAAATTGTCCGTCTTTAACATAATGATTAATATCTTTAGCTAAGTTTTTAGCTACAATTGCTCTTAATTCTTCAACATGTTTGTCAGCATTTTTAGGATCTTTCATTTCAGTGTAATATCCTTTTAAGAATTCTTGACCAAAAACGTTATCATAATTTTTCTCGTCTTTATAATCATAACCACGAGTAGCCATGTCTGTAATTTCTTTAGGTGGTTCTTTTTCTTTTTTACTAACTTCTGTGTAAGCAGTCATGTTTTCATTAAAGATAGACATCCAGTCTTGTTTTTTACCAGATGTAACTAATCCACCAACACCTTCACTGATGATACTTCTATTTTTAAGAATTTTAACTGTGTCTTCAAATGTGTTAACAGGTGATAGCATGTCTGGAAATAAACGGTAAGCTGATTTTAAGAAATATGCTTTGTTACCTTTACCTTCTTTGATAAGGTTATATTGTGATTGAAGTGTTTGTTCCATGTTTATTTTTTAAATAATTTTATCAAATTGTCTATTAACGAAACTGCTAAGTCAGTACCATATACTGCTCTATATTGAGGATTTTGTTTATATGATGCTATTGTTTCTTTTTTAGCGTCTCTAATTAATGTTATAAGTTCTTTTAATTTACCTGATAGTAAGTTAAAATCACCTAAACGTCCTGCTATGTATTCTTTTAGTTTTTCGTCTTCAGTTGGTAATGAAGCTATAAATGATTCAACATCAAATTCAGGTGTTGTTTCTTCTTCCCATAATTTTTTTACATCAAAACTTTTAGGTTTTGTAGTTTTAACAGGTTTAAATCCTAATTTATAATAATAATTTTTAGCTTTACCTGCTACTGGTGTTGCGTAATTTATCCCTTCACCGGCTGTCATGCTTGCCCCAGTACCTGTAGCGCTTTCTTCTTTTAAGCGTTTAACGATTAAATCTTTTATTTTATTTCGTTTGCTCATTTAGCTGATTCTAATTCTTCTACTAACGCATAGTATTGTAGGAGATTAATTAAATGGTCATCGTTAACTTTTTCATTCTTAGTTAAACTAGGTAGAATGTTTATAACTTCATTTATTTTAATTTGAATAGCTTTATCAGTAACCTTTTTATTTAAAGTACTTAATGTGCTTTTAATTTCATTTATTTTAGTATTGTAAAATTCTTTTAATTTTGAAGTACTATCAATACTATTAATGAATTCTTTTAAAGTATTTTTTTGATTTTCATTTAAATCAGCATACTTATCATTAAACTTTTCAAGTAATACTCGATATGTTAATATACGAATATCTTTGTCTTGATTTTTAAATTCTTCTAAAATACTGTTTTTAACTTCTTTTTTATCAATAGTTGATTGAGTTAAGTATTCTAAAAGCGCTGTTTTATTCTCAATAATTTGAGTTGGGTTTGATAAGTTTTCACTATTATATACTTCTAATAAAGTAAATAATGAAGCTTGTGCTTTATAATTAGGTAATTTCATTTTAAAGAAATCCTCTAAATTGTAGTGGTTTTTAATCTCTTTAATAAGATTATATTTTTGTCTCTTAAGAGTTGAACGATTTAAATGTTTTGAACTCTCAACAAGTGTATTTAAAACCATGTTTGCTTTAGCCTCACTAACATTAGTGTATTTAAAGAAGTTTTCATATAACTTGTATTCTTTACCTAACTCGGTTTTAGTAAAGTATTTTTTAAGAATTGTTGTAGCTGATGAATCTTTGCCTGATAAAGTATCAGCGGTGATTTGTCTTACTAACAATTCAAAAAGGATTCCAGTATTTTTGTACTTCGAGTGTTTAATATTCACTTTAGCAATAATTTATCTATAAATATATATGAAATTGTTATTCTCGTATTTGAGATTCATCTAATAGTGAGGAATCGTCTTTTTTAAATACAAGTTTTTTATCCATTGATTCAAGTAATGTTCTATTTTGAAGAGTTTCTAACGCTAACGGTGATCCACCTTTAAAGTTATTTCTTAATGATTTATCTTCACCTGTATCATCGCCTTTTTTCATACCTTTATTACCTAATCTGTCAGTACCTAAGTAATTACCTTGAGTACCAATAGTAGACGCTTTTTCTTTAGGGCGACCTAAATCAAGATCATCACCATATCCATTAGGTACTTCATTATATCGACCTGATCCGTATAGTGCAGCCAAATCATGGGGTGTACCATATGACTTACCTGATTCTAGTGGATCGTTACCTTCGTTTTCGATTTGTTTTAATCTAAAAATACGTTTTTGGTCTTCAGCAATTAAATCACGATATTCATCAAATTGATCTTGGCTTAAGTGGAATACATTATTGTAAATCCAATCAGTAGGTAATACTTTAGTTTCAATAATGTTACGAGCTAAATCTACTTTTTCCTTCATCAATGCTATTCTTTCTTGATCATAAATGATAGAAGGAGTAGTTAAATCTAATTCAAAATTAGTTAAACCTTCATTTCTATATCCTTGAGTATATAAATGAACTAACGCTATTTTATTTAATTCTGATAATATAATACGTTGGATGCGATCAATTGTACGAGCAAAACGAATATCTTCTGCTGCTAATGTTGCTTTACCAGTTAAATCTTTTTCATAACCCATAAATGCTTTAGGTACTTTTAAAGCAGCAAATAACTTATCTCTTAAGTACGCTACGTCTTCAATACCATTATAATCCATTCCTTTAGTAGGTTCAATCTTAGTAGCATTGTCATTACCTCTAACTGGTATGTAAAAGTCTTCTAACATATTTTGTTGGTTGTACTTTAGATTATATTCACCAGTTTGTGGATCAACTAATGGAGTTTTCTTCATTGTGTTGATAGTCTTTTGCATAAAGTTTTCTACTTCATTTGGGGGAATAGAACCAACATTAATATAAAAAACACGTTTTTCTGGAGCTCGACAAATACGATGGATTAACATTGCATCTTCCATTAAGATATATTGCTTAAATAACTTACGTGCTGGTTCTAAATAAGAACGACCATAAGGTAAGTAGTTCACATCAGTAATTAGTCTAAAGTGAGCCATTTCATAATTATCAAAATATACTTTATTGTCTTGTTTATTATTTGAGTAGTTACCTTGACCTGATACTCCATAATACCCTGTTCCTCCTGAGTATCCATCTGCACTAAATGCAAATCTTACTTCAGCTGGGCTTTTAGGATCGTATCCTTCTTCACGAGCAATATGGTAAGCAGTATATGGTATAACATTATATACACCAAATTTTTCAGCTATTTCTAATTTTAAGAAAAAATCACCGTATTTACACATCTGACGAATCCAAGACCATAAATTAAACTCAATGTTTAACACATCATAGAATAAGTTATATAAGATTTTTTGTATATCTTCGTCACTACTTTTAATTTGAAGTACTTCACCCATATCGTTCTTGAGAGTACACTCATCTGCGATTATATCTAAAGTAGACGCAATAATAGCGTCAGTATCCATTGCATCATAATCAGAATATATTTGAGTACGTAGATATTTCCAGTTAAGATTTAATTGAGCACCATAAAGTGATGTGCTATTGTTA